AGTGCCACAAAACTGCGGCTTTTGTTGGAAGGCCCAAGCGGATCAGGCAAGACGTACGGTGGCCTGACAGTTACCAAGGGACTTGGCTGTCAGCACGTCATCGTTATCGACACCGAACAGGGATCGTCGGACCTCTACGACTCCATCCTCCCGATTGACGTGATCGACCTTTCGCCGCCGTTCACGCCAGAGAAGTACATCGAAGCCATCGAGGCTGCCGAGCAGGCTGGAGCCGACTGCATCATTATCGATTCCATCTCGCACGAGTGGAACGGAAAAGGCGGCTGCCTCGAGCTGGTCGACGAGATTGCCAGGGCCAAGTTCAAGGGAAACACCTGGTCGGCCTATAGCGAGATCACGCCGCGGCACCGGGCGTTTATCGACAGGATGCTGCGGTCGTCTGCCCACATCATCGCGACCACACGCAGCAAGACCGAGACCGCCCAGGTGAACGAGGGTGGTCGCACCAAGGTCGTGAAACTCGGCATGAAGGCGGAGACCAGGGACGGCGTCGAGTACGAGTTCACGACTTGCCTCAGCTTGGTTCACGACGGCCACTTTGCCGTCGCGTCCAAGGATCGCACCGGCTTGTTCTCTGGCGATCCCAAGCCAATCACCGTGGATACCGGCAAACGGCTGGCCGATTGGCTGGCCGGCGGGCTCCCGGCCCCTGTGGCGTCGGCGCCGACGCCTGCAAGAACTGCCGACGCTACCGGCGGTACAGGGGCCGGCCAGCCTGCCCGAGGCGGCTGGCTGGAGCGTGTGAACACCGCGGCCACCGTCGAGGAGCTCGGCACCATCGGCGATGAGGCGGACGAGGCCGTGTCGACCGGCGAGTTGTCGCCCACTCAGCGGGCGCGGCTCGACAAGCAGATCACCATACGCCACCAGCAGATCGAGCCGGAGGTGGCGAATGGCGTGGCATGACTCGTGGGCATCGATGAAGCGGAAGAAACCACCACAGGAGAGGAACGACGATATGGATATCGAATGGACGATGGACGAGGCGGCGGACGTACACGGCACGAGGCCCGAGGAGTACGACATCGTCCCGGTCGGCACCCACCGGCTGAAGATCGTGTCGGCCGAGGTAGGCCCGAACCAGTGGAAGACGGATGAGAAGGTCAACCCTGACGGCATCTGTCTGAAGCTGCGGCTTGAGCTCGACGCCACCCACAAGCACATCTACCACGACCTGCCAAAGCACCGCCCGTACATGGGCGCCGAGTTGGCCAAGGCAATCGGCCTGGAAGCCGACGGCAACACGCTGCGAGTGTCGCCCGAGGCTGTGCTCGGCCAGGTGGTGATCGCCATGGTCGAGCACTACACGAGCAAGGCCGGCAAGGTCAGCGCCGTGATCAAGAAGTACCTGCCTGGGCCTGTGCCGCCGCAGGCCGCCAAGCCGGCACGAACTCCGGCAGCAAAGGTGCGGGCGGCGTCGCCTGCGATCGGCTCCGACGACATCCCGTTCTAGGAGCAACACATGAGCAACCAACTCGCAGACGTAGGGCACGTTCGCTACGTGAGGAAATGGCTGAAACACAACGCCGAGCGGATTGCCGCAGCGGTCGAGCCGCCTGAAAAGGTGGACCAACACCTGAGCGGTGCTGACTTCGTGCGGTGGCTGGAAAAGCTCATGGAGTCGCATCAGCGAGTGTGCCAACAGGAGTACGACCGATCAGGACGGATCGGGCCGGTTTGGACCGGCGACTAGAAGACTGACAAACAGCGAGACGTTGGTGGGCGTGTTGCCCGTTGTTCGATGGTTCCAAGGAGGGATCTACATGAGATTCGCAATGTTGATGGTTTGTGTGCTGTCGTGCTGTGCTGCCACGGCCAAGGCCGAGCAGGTGATCACGGTAACGACGATCGTTTCGGCGCAGGAAGCGGCCGAGCGTATGGCCCGTACCGGCGTGCTGGCGCATTGCGGCCGGGCTGGAGGCCGTCGGGAGGGAATCGGCTTCTCCTCGAGCTCGCCGGACGCTGCGTTCCGCAGCTGCTGCTTCTACCAGGACGCCCAGCGTGGGCGCTACCGCATTGTCGAACGAGGCGTGGCCCGCGGGCCTCGCGGTTGGTTCGCAGTGATTCGCTACGAGTGATCGACGGACCGGCCCACCCTGGCCGCAGCGGCGTCTGCATCCGCCGCACGGGTCGTCTCGCGGGCGTGACGCCATACCACCGCAGTTCGGGCTGGGAAGCCTTCCCCGGTGACCGAGCCGTATGCCGCACGACACGCGGCCAATACACCAAAGACGAGGAGAGCACGAATGAGCGACTACTACCCAGACACGATCGCCACGCTGCCGCTGTTCGCAGCCGCCAGGGCATCAGGCCCGGCGACATCGCACGCGGCTGCAGAACAGGCCGGCGGTTTGGCTACGCGGCACCAGCGGCAGATCCTCGCGGCGCTGCTCGACGGCCCGGCTGGGGCCAGCGGCATCGCGGCACGGTGCGGGCTGCTGCCTCACCAGATCGGCAAGCGGATCCACGAGCTGGCCAAGGCTGGCCGGATCGTGGAGACGGGCAGGACCGTGACGAGCTCGAGCGGTAGGGGCGAGAGGGAATGGAGGACTGCATGAACATTGAAGACATGAAGACCCCCCAGCACATGGAGTTCAAGGCCTACGCAGCGTTTTCGTCGCGACTCATGGTCGGATTCAATCTGCAGGGGCGATACCTCCAGATGACTGTGAACAACCGCCCGACATCAGAGCGTGACGCCGCAAAGTTCAAGATCGACGCGAGGATCACACTCGACGGAGAAGAGATTGGCGTTCTCGACCTGGAGAGGAAAACACAATGGCAGGGCGGCGCGTGGCCGTATCGAAAGATAAACGTGCCGTACAGGCCGTTCGCCGTCTTCGAGAACAACGAAAACGGTCGCGGGCGATTCAGTTCTAAGGTCCGCGAACTGCACAAGGCCTACGCAGCCGGAAGGCCTGGATTTTGGGTCGGCTATTCGTCGCCAATCGCGGACGCGAGCGGCCAGACCACGTTTGTCTCGCGGCAAGCCTGCCTTGTTGTCCCCGCTTCACACATCTTCTCCGACAGATTTAATCCTCGCGCTGAAACGCAGCCAAACAGATTCGGCCCTCCGATCAGTGTCATCTCGTTGGACAACGACGCCGGGATCATTTGCTTTTCGGAGGATGAATTTACTGAGGTGATTGTTGGGACCGTTACGGAATGGATGAACACGCAAGGAGCCGCGATATGAAGATTGACAAGGAATTTGAGGCCCGCATACCAAAACTGAAGCCGGGCGAGCTGGCTGCCCTTGAGGCGAGTATCTCGGCCGAAGGATGCCGAGACCCTCTGGTCGTATGGTCTCGAGACGGCAAGGACGACGTGCTGGTTGACGGCCACAACAGGAAGGCCATCTGCGACCGGCTCGGCGTTCAATACAAAACGACGCGGATGTCGTTTGAAAACAGGCAGGCGGTGATTGATTGGATGCTGCGGCATCAGCTTGGCCGGCGGAACCTGTCGAAGGAGGCCGCTGCGGACCTGATCGGCCAGGTATACAACCAGCGGAAGATGCCACACGGAAGGCCAGAGAAAAGTCCTCAAAATGAGGACTTTTCAGGGAAGACCTGCCAGGCCGTAGCCGACGAGCTCGGCGTGGGCCGCGCCACCGTTGAGCGTGCCGGGGCCTACGCGTCGGCGATCGACCGCCTGACATCGCTTCTTGGCTTGATGCGAGACGAGCTGCGGGAAAGCGAGTTCATCCGCGACGGCGAGACAGTCAGGGGGCGGAAACTGCGGATGGCTGACGTGATTGATCTTGGCAAGCGGCCAGGCACCTATGAGGCAGGCAAGAAGGCAGGCAAGGCATACGGCCTGTCTGACGAGGACGCGGCGGCCGTCTGGAAGAAGCTGACCAATGAAGGCGATTCATGCACGTCAGTAAAGGCGGCCATTCGCGAACTGCGGAACGAAAAGGCCGCGCGAAAGGTGAAGACGGCAAAGGACGAGCTGGTCGAGGTGCGGCTTGGTGATTTTGTGGAGATTGCTAAGGACATACCGGATGGCAGCGTAGACATCATTATCACCGATCCGCCGTACCCTCACGAATTCATCGGCTGCTGGTCGCAGCTCTCTGAGGTGGCGGCACGAATTCTTAAGCCTCACGGATTGTGCATTGCCTACAGCGGCAAGCTGCACCTGGATCAGTGCATGGCGAGGATGGGGGAGCACCTGTCGTTCTACTGGCAGATCGTATTCATGCAGACCGTCATGCCGACAATTCACCCGAGAAGGGTGAACACGAAATACAAGCCGATCCTTGTGTTTCAGAACGTGCCGGCCGGCCAAAAAGTGCAGGCTCACGAACGCTATTTCATCGACGTGATTGAGGGAGAGAAGGTCGAGAAAGACGCACACGAATGGCAGCAGAGTGCAGACGGTGTCGAGAAGCTGATCGACATTTTTACAAACGTAAACGATCTGATCTTTGAGCCGTTTTCTGGTGGGGGGACTACGGCGCTGGTGGCTCGTCAGATGAATCGCAGGTGCATCGCCTGCGAGATCGACAAGAAGGCCCACGAGGGG